AATACTGGGACCTTAATGGGTGGTGTGCTCCCACTCATCTACAAATCACGACCTCCATATCGTGCGTCCAGGGGCATAGCTACATGCCGTCCTTAAGCGGGACAACCGGCTTAGACCGCAAATCTAACCGGAAAGTGTTAAAAGCGGAAGGGTTTAACACAGAGCGCTTCACTAACTTCAACAGAGGTGAAATATTATGTGAATAATCTAAAGCACAATCCCTAACTTACTCAACGTACTAGGAGCTTACCTAGATTAAAAGATAAAGCAATCGGAGAAACAACAATATGTATGAACGAACAGATATAGCGGCCCTTGTCGCTCGCATTGAGGGTAGATCCAATAATGATCTTAATCCTGAGACTAGGATGAAGATGCGAATAATTCGAGAAATTATTCGTTTTATGGACTACTCAACTCCTGAATGGAGACAACAACTGATCGATGAGCTGAATGCACGAAATCTCGAACCAAGAGTCGGTTCAGAACTCGACGCAGCTCTGTTATGCATTATCATCAACACTTCTAAGATAGATCTCGATATCAAGAACTATCTATCAAGCTGAGGTAAAAATGTTAGATTCACATTTAGATATCATAAAAGGCACAAAATCACGTACCTCCAAGGAGGCCAAGCTTCTAAAGAGAAAGTACGTGGCGAGAGCGCGATCTGTAATCTCATCGGTTCCGATCGGTGAAATTGATGAACCATCTGACGTCAGACGTCTCTTGGTTCGATCTGCGTCTTTTGTTAACGCGGTATCTGCGTTGTGGTTCCTTGGTTATTGGCCAGATCAAATTGCTGACTTTATTGGCGATCCAGTGACTGAGGAGTATGTACTCGGCGCACTCCGTCGGCTCTTTTCCCAACACCAAGAGCAACTCGTGGAGCATATGATCACTGTACTGGAGAAAGCACAATGATAGACTATCTCAATTTGAACATGTTCATGGAAGGTAGGTATCGCGATCACGTAATGGTGGATATGAGTGACGATGTCACAATTCTCATGCATTCCACTGTTGTCCGCGAACTCGAGCCTGAACCACCCATTCCTTTTCTCGGGGATATCATCCCTCTTGAAGGGCATACAAAGTACTTTTACCAGCAACCTGGAGAATAACATGCCACCTGACGATTTTGATCAAGAAGAAACCGAAGTTTTCGAGAAAGTTGACAATCTTACCGTCAATGACTCGAACGCTCTGGGAACCGTCTTCATAATTCCCTTAGATGCACCAGTTCCTTTGGAGCTGAGTGACATTGAGATGCCCACAGGCCCTCTGCTGGCTCGGTTACAACCTCTTGCGGTCGAGGAGCCGACTGGCGATATCGCTCTACTACCCATATCGGGACAAGAACTGTTGGCTTTGGCACGCGCTTGGACTCTATTGCGTGTCGCGAAGAAAATAGCCGTCTTGTCCGATTTACCTGGTGCTCGCGAGGATATTATCTTCGCTCAGGCACGTAGACAAATCGGTCTCAAAACTGTCGAGTGGCCTGCGCTTTCTGAATCTTTCGCCAAAAGAAAGGTGGAAAGACAGAGGACGGGCGACAAACAACCCTGGCTCGCTAAGGATGATTCAGATAATGAGGAGAAACCGACATTACGAGAAGCCAGGGGTTCCAATCTAAAATCCGCTGTCAATGGTCTACCTACACCGAGTGAATCTGATGAAGATTCCGCAGACCTTTGAATATCTTTTCAAGTCACCCGGAGCAAAACGGTGGCTTGCTAGGAGTCGAGAACCAAAACCAAATGCTGTTCTGCCATTAACATATCAGGATAGAAAACCAACCGCGGACTATAGTCCTGAGCGGTTCGCATATTCAACAGATCCTGCTATGCTTAAACTAACTGAACGGCTAGCGACAAGGTTAACAGAAGAATTTCCGAGGGACAGTCATCCCTCTGGTTTTGCTGGACCGACCGCAGTACCGGGTGATTTCTATTCGGTATTATCCACATCGGGATGCGGAATGGATCCACTGCCACTTCCTTTAATGGATAATTCTGCTTTCACTGACTCGCTTGGTCTTCGATCTGATATCAGACCACAGGATGTCGAGTGGCTGAAGACATTGATAAAACTTTTCTTCGGTCATGTAGCACCAGCTGATCTGTCAATCAGAAAGAAGGCTTCCACTTCCTTCTTGTTCTTCACCACAGATAATCAGTATAAGAAGCTAGCCACATTAAAGTGTCTAAAATTCGCTGATAAATATCTTAATCTACTCTGTGGTGGTAGAACGCTGTTGACGGAAGCGTTGAATGATTTTCATACGATAATCATTTCAGCCATACATCGTAGGCTACAACCAACTAAAGTCATCAAGACTGAAGATGGTTCGTTCAAAGCCAAGGAGCGGAAAGCGCCGACTGAAAATGAAGCGCGAACAGGCTCTGTTGAGAACTCTATCACTGCAGACTTCTCAGTCCGCGATCGACTCGGCAATCTCATTAAGAATCACTTTGCGATGAGACAGAGAACGGTCTGGGGTATGTGTGGTATACTCAACTACTTTATGACCGCTGTAATGGGCTGCCATCGAGTTGTCTATCTCAAACGATTCGCATTCACGTATAAAACACGCGGATGGGAGGATAAAGAAGAGCGAATCTCACGATACAAATATATTGTGGGATCTGACGTCAAGAATATGGATACAACCATGCGACGTTGGTTCTTCGATTTTCTTCTGAACGAATTGCCTCAATATTGGGATGAACGGCTTGTCAAAGTCTTAGACAGGATGTTTAGAGCAACATATGTTGCTGCTCCACCATGGAGGGACACTCCGGACGACTATAACCCTGTATTCGGGCCTGATCCTTTAGATGGCCATAATGAAATAAATGCGGGCTTATCCTCGGGGATATTCATTAACCCGGACATAGGCAAGTTATGGATGACCTTTGTATACATAATATTATACAGAGATGCCGGAGCCCTTCACTCACCAGCTGACATTGAGCCTTTTCTACAAGGTAAGAACAATGATCATGCAATGATGGATATGGGCGATGATGCAACGCTCATGACCAACTCACCCATAGTTAGGGATGCACTTATGAAAGCAAAGTCTCCATACGCGATTCTTGAGCCAGAAACTCCAGTCATATTTCTTGGTGACGTCTTCGCTATGGAGGGCAATCGTAAGAGAGCATATCCAAACCCCGTCACTTATATTGTGAACTCACTCGCACGTGAAGATTCGATCGACAAAATTGATCCAGTCTCACATGCGGAGGGCGTACTCGCTAGGCATCAGCAATACGCTCGAACTCCCATCTTCCGTGATCTAAACAGGATCTATGAAGAGGAGGTCAGGCAAGCTCTTGGGGTAAACCCCTATTTGATAGCCCGATCTGTGGCCAAACGCCAGCGTTTTCAAGAACTTGATGCGATGGTAATAGCCAATCCACACTATCTCCACTATCGAGTCGACCCATCTGAGGTATCAAAAGAGGTGCTAGACGAGATTGTGGCTACAATACCAGCTTCTGATTTCTTTAACGACATTAGACACCTGTTCAAGGTGCCGACTGTCGAATTATCAGAACTTAACTAGGAGAAATTCTGTGTCCAACAAACCCAATAACACAACTGATTCACATGTCGCAGAGAATGCGATGTTGAATAAGGCCTTGGCGAAAGTCAAAACAGGCCGAGCCATTGAGTTGGCACTGTTCGAGTCTAAATACTACGGTATTGTTGATCTCGATTCAGGAGATATGTATCAACGTAAGACGTCATTCGTCTCCGAACCTACATATCCTGACAAAGGTCACACTCGTAAGTACATCGAGAGCACTTTGCCAATCCGCGTTGGTCAATCAAATGAAGATCTCACGTTACCTTTTGGTCTCGTGGTCATTTCTGGTCCAACTGCGGTGGGTAAATCATCGTTTGTGCGAGCATTACCTGGCATCACAAGGTTACTCGTAGTTGAGTGTCCCGACAGCATAGAGGAACTCAAAGGAACTCCAATTTATGCGTCCGTCGATGTAGCTCTCCTCGCGGCAGCGCGTCAGACGGCTGAGCATGGAGGGCTGATGGCTCTTGATAGCTTGAGAGCGCCACTCTTCGAAACAGATGGTCCTGCGGGCGCAAGGGGCATGATTATGGCCTTCTTCACGCAGATTACCAGGGTGTCTAACACCTTAGCACGTAATGGGATCACCATTGTTGCTACGGTAAATCCCATGGATGACGATCCACTGTTCGAGAAAGCGTTTCTCTCCAAGCTATCGGCTTCAGTTCCTTGTTTTATCTCACTGACACCATCAAGTGATCCAGCTCGTGGCGTCTTTGAAGGAACTGTTTCCACCAGGGAAGAACGAGTTCCGCAACGATTCTCACTTGATTCAAGAGAGCGTCGCTCGGTAGTAAGCGAAGAAGTGGGCTTTGTAATGGAGTTTCCTGAGCCAGACAAAGCACCACTTTCAGAAATCCAATTATCCAATGTAAAGGAGAAATAACATGGCCGCATCAAAAGGCACAACACCTAAAGCACCTACAGGATCATCTGTAGGCCCACATATGAACTTGTTCGCAAATGCGCGCGAGCACTCTGACCGCATGTTAAAAGATGCGCTCATTGCTGGGACTCTGTCTGAGTACATCGCCACCGAATCACTGTTGATGGCTGATTCTGAGTTCATCAGTTTCCACAAACCCGTGGATTTGCTTGTCTCCCGGCATTATCCTGGTTACAGGACTTCGAAGTCGGTGGGACCGCAGCCGATGAAACACTCGGTATTTTATTAGCAAGTTCGCTTGATAGTGAAGCCTCTCTGGAGGCGTTCCGTAGCGTACTTGCTTCGCCCGATGTTCCGGCTGAGATCATCAATCAAGTTTTACCTCGTGTCAGTCTGACAGTAAGACGAGGTCGTTATCTTGTATCTGAGCAGATGATCATCGATGTCACCAATCGCGTTCTTTCATCGCGTGTGGTTGATCAAAATGTGATTTCTGCTGTAGCTTACGTCATCACAAGTGTGTTAGCACACATGGATATGGTGATGTTTGGACCAGAAAGAAGGATTGTCCGCACTGCGAATACTTACGCGCTAACCATGGAAGATATCAAAAGGACAATTCTTACCGAGTCACTACGCGATATCTTCTCGGGAGCTCGCATTGCTGAGGCAACAAAACCACTTGATGCAGATACAACTCCGAATCTTATCGGGGAATCTATCGCTCGCATGTTGCGTCATGCTTCGCATACAATTCCGGAAATCCGTTTGCGTTTAGAGCAGCTTGACATGGTTCAGGCGCTCGTCCAAACGTATTATCGTGAACCGCAGAAGTTGACGAACACAATGAGGGCGTCAACAACATTGGCATCGTTGGCTAACTATGCGAATTTTCTAGCGGATGCTGTTGTACGCAAGAAACCTGCTCAGTTATCCACATCAAACTCGGACATGCGTGAAGCTTGTTCTGCGATACTAACAGTATTGCAATCGGCGCCGTCAATCGATGTCATTCCGCTTGCGAAATATGCGGATTACTTCGGTGTTGTCCCTTGTGCAGCGGCGGATGGAATATACCGTGGTCTGGTTGTTTACACATCTCTTGGTCAGACATCAAGACTAGATGTTGTAAATTACTACAAGAAAGGGCCGGCTTCGGAGCTAGCACTTTTGCCAACGGAATACGTTCCTATTACGACAGTGGCGTCAGAGATCAACAACTCTCTGCTATCTGTCGAAGCTGTCCAGGGATTGGCAAACCTGATAGCGGATGAGATCGCATCAGCCCGATTTGCAATCGATGACCTTCCTGCACTTCGGACGATTGGGATGACTGAAGAAGATCTCGTTTACTTGGCAATGGCGAAATCCGAAATCGTTGCCGTTACCAAGTCGACGTTGAACTCGACTTCATTTCGTCTCGTCTACGCCGCAAAGGTAGCGGAGTACTGGAGGACGAGGCTTAATGCTGCCACGCCATCCATCTCATACTTTGATGATCCACAATCACTGCTTGTTTATCAAGCTGGTGCCCAAAGCAAACTGCCAACAACAATGGCAGTGAGATCACAAAGCTTGGATTTGTCGGCCGCATACGATACAACGTATCATTGTAGCGTTGAGCCTTTCCTCGCGAAAGATATAGCACGACCATATACATTGACTGTCATGCTGAAGAATCCCAACGATGAAGGGCAGCAGACTGAACTTCGGCTGAAGATCTCCCCTCTTGATTTACTTGTAGGTCAGGAACCTGATGTCAACCGGGGTGGTGCCATCTACGCTATGATCAAGGAGCCAGGCGTGGACCGTGATATAGCTTTGATAATGGCAATCGCTTCCGCGTATGCGGCTAGTGGACCACAAATTGTCGCTGACAAAGCCAAGTCATGGATCGTTGAAACGCTAACCCCATTAGCGACGCATCCAGCGATTACACGCGTAGCAACCAAAGCGCTGCATCACGCAGTAATCGCGGCAAAATTGGATGCTCGCAAATTGGCACCACAATGGAAGGAAGCAGTTCTTCGTGCGTACTTCGGTACACTACTGACTCTACTCTACCGTTTCGGAAAGATTGATGAAACTGTGTTGGAAGAGATCAATCAGAATCTGCCGGTAAACGCACTTTCTGTCAAAGCCGCTCTCTCACTTGCAAACATGCCTATGGCATTGGATGCGAGTGTTTTGGACGACTAAACAAACTGAACTAACACTCAGTTTATATTATTAACTAACAGGAGCC